TATAACCCCGACCACCATTATTGTAATACTCGGTGGGGTCTTTATTAAGAAAAATATTCCAGGCATGTTTTAATCGATCTAGAAAAGGCTCTCCCATTTTGAATTATTGGCCTCCTCTCTCGCCTTTTATACGTAATTCTTTTTGGCATTAATAAGCGCTGCCAATTGAGATGCGACGCCAATTTTTATCAGCTATTGTGTTGGCGGCGACTGTTAGATAGAGATATGAACCGTCCATTCGAGGTTCAAATTCTCCTCCAACGGTCCCATCTACACCTCCACTTAACGCGGTTGCACCACCAGCAAAGGTTCCATTAGCCATAACTTTTGCTAATGTAATAGCATTACCAACGACGCCTGCTATATCGGCCGTAAGATCGACTGTATCGCCATTTCCATCGACACCACCTACTCCTTGTGTGTCTGACGCTGTAATAGCGGCAGCAAGAGCTGTGACAGCATTAGGGGCCGTACAATCTGCACCGGAAGCAAGAGTTCCTCCTGCAAAGATATTGGTTTCAGCAGTAAAGGTTTCTGTTGTGGCAATAGAATTACCAGCAATGCCCCCTATTAAAGCAGTAATTGTGCAAGCATCTTGAGCAAATACATCAGCAGTTACCTGTGTATGAGCAGTATTGATTCCGTCTGTACCATTTATAGCGGCAATAATATTCGCTTGGGCACCTGCTAAATCAGCGCCGATAGAAATTTCACCATCCGCAGTTGCTGTGCCTACTGGTACAAACGTGAAGATCTTAGTGCCAATTGTCATTTTGTCACCATTAGTTGGTTGCATATTGACAGTTAACACCCTTGAGGCTTTCGTAGTAAATGCTGTAATATCAACAGCAATGTTCGATGGGGATGTCTTAGATTGAGCCGTATCAGCTAAAAATTCATAAACATCTGTCCCGGCAGTTGCAGGATTATCAATTGTTACTGTTTCACCATCGATAACCACACCAGCAATTGTCAATACTTTTGATGCGTTTACTGCATTAACCGGGGTGCCCCCAGCTAATCCTGTCGTAACACCGGCCGGTCCTTGTTCTCCAATGGGTCCTTGTTCTCCAAGGAATCCTTGTTCTCCAATAGGTCCTTGTTCTCCAATGGGTCCTTGTTCTCCAATGGGTCCTTGTTCTCCAATGGGTCCTTGTTCTCCAACTCCAGCGTTTATGGCTGCAATTATTTCTTGAAATTTGGTTCCGAAACGCATTTGGAGGGTGTAGACGTTAACACGATTTAAACGTCCAATTTGGTTTTCAGTTAAAGAAGTAATGAGATCTGCCATTAATAATCATCCTCTCAAAATTTTAATGTGTTCAATTTAATTATTTTTTCTTTTCTGCCAGAAGGGCCGCGACTCTCTGATTTATGTCCTTAATATCTTTGGTATTTTGATATACCATCGTTCTTCGGAGACGATCCTTTAATCCATCTGATGCTATCGAAGCCCTATTTGCTTTGTTAGTGAGTATGGGATGCGTATATGAATTTAGTGTCATTTTTCCGGCTTCTTTTAACCAAGACGCAACGTGAGATTTCGCCGCTTGAATATTACCTCCACTTTTATTAGCCTGTCCTCCTCGCTTTCCCCAATGCATTCCTGGAATTCCATAATGATACAAAGACTCGATGGGTTGTTCTGTACTGACTTTCACATCTTCGTAAAGTTTAACGTCCTTAGACCCGATACGTTGAAGTTCGCCGATCAAAGACTGGACTCTTCTTTCTTTTTCTAACCGAATTAGTAACTCATCAAGTTCAACGTCACTCGCATTTTTAATGCTTCTTGTTTTGTCAGCCACTATTTATGCCTCCTTTTCTTTTTTTTAGTCTCATAATCATTGATCTTATCGTCTCCTTATCACCCCCCTACTCAAAAGCGTCTTTATTAATCTTGTAAGCGACATAGGCATCCATCATAGCGGATACTGGGTCTACTTTTCGGTCATAACGTTTCTTTAATAACTTACGATTTCCATTTGTATCTTCTAAAGTTATTGCATTGCCCATTGCAAACGTCATAATAGCTTGATCAAATAGCAACATCCTTTCTTCGGCTAATATTTTCAATTCCCCAAGAGGAACTGACTCTGTCTTCATACCTTGAATTACTTTTTCAATACCATACGGTCCATTTTCAGTTTCCCATCTCGTTACGAAGTCTTTAGCGTTATAAGGATCGAACCCAAAACATCGAATATCGTAATTCAAAGCCATTATGTGTTTATCTAGATCTTCATACACCTCCATCGTATCAAGAACTGTACCTTCTAGAACAATTAAACTACCTTCTTTTAAGAATTCATTATATTTAGTTCGCATTGCTCCTGGAAGTTTCTTTAATGTCAATGCAGTAATATAGCAACGAGTCTTGACCCCGTATGCTCCATTTGTTAATGGAAACAAAAATGTAAATGCACAGAAATCGTCCCCTTGCGATAAGTCCCCACCTAACGAACAAGGGAGTGACCAGAAATCTCGTTTCCTATGCGGTAACGTATCGGCATAAGTAAAGAAGTACGTATATCCTTCCATAGGTAGGCCGAACCTTTTAGCAAGAATATCATTTCGAGCCGCGGGTGCTTTTTCCGCACGTTTGACATCTAACTGATACACTTCGTATGTCACCGTTTTCCCAAGATTGGGTTGAGCTTTTAACCACATTGCAGGATTACTGACTTCTTTGATATCATCTAATTTATACCAAAAGATTGATACGTGTGGGTTGATATATTCGCCCTTAAGGATGTCCATTAACTCCATTTTAATGGTGTCGCCACTACCATTTCGAACAGTACCTTCTGAACTCGTCGCAACGATTAAGTAATCGTCTAGTTTAGACGCGCCTTGCTCGATTGCGCCGATAACGTCCTCACGAATATCCCCAGATAACCACTCATCAACGGTGGCTATCTTACATCTTAACCCTTGAAGTTTATCAATCGTCATCGGACGAACTTCAATAAGTGAACCCGTAAGAAAATTTTCAATACCCTTCTTTGTTGAGACTAATTTAACGCGATTTGCTCTTGACCCAGTTGTGTTGTAAAGCGATCCTTCGGTAAGAAATTGGAATAATGGTCCTCTGGCCCGTATGATAGCCGTTCGGATTGGCGACATAACCTCCTCAGCCTGCTTCATAGTTGGAGCCGTTGTGATCTGTTGGGTTGTCGAGGTGTCTACATTCTCAAAGTAGGACTGTATACACGAATCATATAATGATTTGGCTCCACCCCTTCCTAAAATGATATATTGTTTATTAATAAGACGCTTTTTAATCATCTTACGAACGAACCGGCCACCATGATTATTCTTAGTGGGTTGATATATACTTCTTTCGACAAAATAATACCAACCAAGGGCTTGTTCCGCCCAAAGTTTAAAAGTATCTAATAATCTCAGATCTGCTCCATCCGTAAGGGTTAATTCGTTTTCACAGTAACAAACAAAACCTTCAACAACTCTGTCATCGTAATACACTCCAAGATTCGCAATAAGACCGTCAATCCGATTCATTTCCATAGAAATCTCTTTATTAACCGGTATCTCGCCTTTTAGTACAGCATCGCGAAACTGACCATAATATTTCGGCGTTGCTGTGTTTGATAAGGACATAATGTCACCCTATTTTCGCAGCTAATGTCGCAGTGATAACGGCCTTTTTTATACCTTTAAAGGACGCTTCGGCTAAAGGGGTTTTCGAAAGAGCGTAAAGACCAGCAATAGTTGTACCCGCAGCGGTTATCTGTTTAACCATATTCAACCCTTTTTTCACATGATTTGGATTGAGATCTCTGACTTGTTTTTCCAATTGAAGTCGAGTAGTAAGTTCCCTCAATTGTTCGTTGCTTAATTCATGAATTTGTTTGGATTTGAGAACTATTTTCTTTTTATGGTCCTCACTAGAAGGGGTGTGTGATTTACGTCGCCCCCAACGCATACCTAGAATTCCGAAATGCTGAAGTATGTCGTCAACTTGTTTATCAACCTTAACATTCATCTCAGCCATAATATCACCTCCGTGTTGAATTTCTTCCGCCAACATATCGTTAAGTACCATAACATCTGCTGATTTTTCTTTTTTAGTCTTTGGATCATCACGAATCCAATTGATGATCGTTTTTGAATTTGGATTATCAGCATTGTATCCAGATTTTTCTAACAGATTCTTCATTTCTTTATTATCGGCCTTAGTTTTGGCTAATGTTTTTGGATACTCTCTATGAAAAGTATCAAGCATTTTTGATGCTATTCCTTTACCTCGATATTTTGGATCGATCACCAATTCTTCTAGTAAAACAAATCCTTTAGGCCGTCCACTCTCACGCAAAAAACCAACGATTTTGTTACCCACTGTTGCTACCGAACAATGTTTTTCATCTCGGATATTTTTCTTAATCAACGCTAACTTCTGATCTAAAGCCAAGAATTTTCTATCTTGACTCGATAGCCCATTCAATAATCCATTGACCTCTTCGAAATCCGTCTTCTTTATCTTCCGGTTTTCTGTACGATAATTGGACTCTGTGTGATTTCGAATACCCCATTTCATACCTTTAATACCATGGTGTTGTATAAAGCCATGAATATTCATTTTTACATTTCCTCCGACTCGGTATTTTCCACTTGTACGTTTAACCGCCATTCAAATTCCGTAATCTGTCGTTCAAAGGCCTGAATAATAGAAGCGCTTGTTGGTGGATCGAAGATTAGACGAACCTTTAAGTAGATATATGTTTTGACGGCCTCAAGATTTGTAACTTCTCCAAGAAAATCAGCCCAAGTATCTTCTGAACTTGTTATCGCGAATCCATCCTCAGACCCCACGCCTAATTGACTCAAGGTCATTAACGTTCCATTGATGTACATGATGATATCTTGATCAAAATGGGTATAGTCATACTCGATACCAAGTAATTTCTTAATAGATAAGAGTATACTTCCTAAGACATCGACTTCCGGTTCTTCTTCAGGTTCTTCTTCAGGTTCTTCTTCAGGTTCTTGATCCTCTGGTTCGGACATATTTTAACCTCCTCTCATTATCGCCAAGGACAAGTATCATTCGGTCTTCGTTCTATTGGTAATTGAGGTAATAAAGATTCAGATCCAAAGTGAATAGCTAGATGAGTATCAAATGATGTACAAACTAAAAAATTAGGATTGAAGACTTTATCGGAACCCCTCTCAACATCTTCGACTGTAATAGGATTCATATGATGAATGAAAATTCGGCCATGAATCTCATACTCTTTAACTCCTAAATCGCAACCTAGATCTCGAATAATTATGATGTCTCGAAGTTGTTTCCAAGGTTTGGATGTGTAGAGTATTTGATTAAGATATCGATCAAATCCAAATGTACTTTCGCCCACGATACCGGCTAAACGTAAATATTGATATCGTTCCTCGAATGTTCTTAAACGACTTAGTTTCGAAAATGTCCTAATCATAACATTATTCCCCATTTAATAATGTTTCTAATTCGGGAGAACATGGGCCAATCTTCAATGTCAAAAGAGTATATAAAATAATAGGCGACAATACCAAACTTAGTAATATACATTTTTTAATCATCACTTAAGTTTGCTCCTTTCGACCATACGTATAATTTCGGTATTTGTCAAATTTGTTTCTGGGTGTTGTCGACGATATTTCAAGGTCATTTCTTGATTTCTACGATTAGTGCCGGCCTTACTAATGGTTTGAATTCCAAAATATCCAGTTGCTATGGCTGCCCCTTGTTTAACAAGCGCCGAACCCGCTATAGTGGCCATACTAATTGTCTTAGCTTTATTTATTTCATTATTAACAAGTTCTTTAACCTCAACGACATCAACTTTTCCTTTTGAATTAAAGGTGATTATTGGATTAATAGCGGCATAACCCGAATATTTAGAATCGTTGACATCTTTAATGGCATTATAACCTTTCTTCGATAAAACATTATAAAATTTATCAGTTAGCGTTTGCATCTCTGGCGCGTGGTCTACCAATGAAGCATTAAATACTTCATAGACATCCTTATCGACGAAACCTTTAGCTAAACTCTTCTCGGCGTTAATCGTTTTTTGAGCATAGGTGCCCCCTAATCGCGAACCACTTTTCATATATGCCCTAAGACCAGTTGAAAATTCAGGATCTGTTTTTATCAAGTTCTCAAGGATTGCTTTCGCGTTTTTAGGAGAAGCCTGTTTTATATCCGATATGGCTTTGATTTGTTTTTGATAAGCATTTCCGCCAGTTTGAGTAAGTTGAGCACCATAAAGACCTCTATATTTAACTTTATCTAGAGAATTTGTCGAGGAATAAAATGCATCACGAACACCCTTTGTCGAATCAGAAGATATATTTTGAAGAAGGGTTCCTGATTTTATTATTTTATCTACTCTTGCATCGTGTATCTTATACGCAGAATAAGCAACTAAGGCTGTGAGCGCAACCCCACCAACTACTGCTAAAATTTTTTTAGTTCTTAAATTCTTATACGCGGCAATAGCAGCCTCATCGTCATTCATGCCTTTCTGTTTGTATTTGTTTTCTAGATTTAATTGCCGCTTTGATTTCTCTGTCCCTTTTAAATGATCCAAAATTTTGGTATTAACTAAGTCTTCTTTACTATATTCATGTTCCCGCTCGGCAAGCGCTACCTTCTTCTGAATCTTTTTAGAAACCGGTAATAATCCATAATGTGTTTGTATTGTTCGTTCGTGTATGGTTTTTTTTAAATTGTCTTGTTGTCTTGTAACTTCCGCCCGGGCCTCACGAACCGCGTTACTCTCTTTTGCTTTGTGCCTTCCCCAATGCATACCGAGTACGCCGAAATGAATAAGATCATTTAATGGTGGTTTTTCGTAATTAATCATCTGGTCCACTCCCACTATAATTCCGCATAGCGTTTAATGCGTTCGCGTATAATTCCTCCACCTTCTTCGCCGACTTAATCGCTTCGGTCTTAGCCTTTATGAGTTCTCTTTGTGATAAAAGAATTTCCTTTTCAATTCGTTCTTTTGTAGAACCTAATTTTAGGAAATGCGAGATAACTTGTGAGGACGCCGTCCCTTCAGAAAGTTGTTTTTCCGCCAAATCAACAGCTAAAGCAATCATCTGATTCTCACGACCCTCGGGTGTAGTAGCTGGGGGCCTGCGCCTCTTTGGCTGGTCGACATCCTTCTTCGGTTTAGACATACATTTCCTCACCTCCTGCTAAGTTTCATTAACATACACATGACTTTGGCTATAGTTTCCAGACACTTTTAGAAGGAACGGCAAAGCTCTTGAAAGGAGAACAGGTCACCACTCCTGTTTTTAATAAAACCTCGCCGATCCTTTTGAAAATGTCTGGAAAAAATGACCCCCGGAGATTTTTTTAGG